TCACGTCCGGGTACGTCGGCTGGCACTCGCCAATCGTCGCCGCGAACAGATGACGTTGTAGCCTTCGTCGATGGCCGCTTCGACCTGCGCGATGCGCTCCGCGTCGGAGTCACCGGTGGGCTTGAAGTAGTTGAAGTCGACGCCGTTGGCCTCACAGAACGCCTTGCAGGCCTCGTAGGTCGTCTGGTTGAAGGACTGGTCGGTGATGTCGCCGGAGTCGGTAATCATCGCCACGCGGTAGGTTTCATCCGCAGACGCGAAGGAAACCACGCACAGCACCATCGCCAGCGCCAGGATGAGAGAAACGAGCTTCTTCATGGATTCATTCTCCTCTCGTGATTTGAGCATCTTCTGCTCTTGTATTATTGTAACAGTTTTTTGCCCGTTTGAAAAGAGGGCAAGCGGCATTTCTTTAAAAAATCTCCCCCCAATGCGCAGAAAATGTGGCGGATATTTTCCGATAGCTGATTTTCCCCCGCTTCGCGCCCGTGCGGATACCTTTCCGCTTTTCTTTCGATCCCTTCCCGCGATTTTTCCGCATTTCCGCTTGACAATCCTCCCCTGCTGTGGTAAAATAGTTAAGCTGATGAGCGCCCGTAGCTCAGTTGGATAGAGCGTCAGACTCCGACTCTGAAGGTCACAGGTTCGACTCCTGCCGGGCGTACAGGAGAAAATCCCCCGGAAGTGTAAGGCTTCCGGGGATTTTTGATTGGATTTTTGATGATGAAAACAAACGGATTTTTGCCATTAGAATGGGGGCTGACTACCGAAATTGGGCGAGGACGGTAGTCAGAATGTTAGTCAGGTGAAGAGGCTGGAAGTGTGCGCAGAGTGGATGACGTATACACGACGGCAAAAAAATCAGCGGAATTTCCACAAATGCTTGCGATTCCCCGCCGCGTATGGTATCATCAAGACAGCGGCGCGCAGGGCTGTGCTGACTTTCATCAGAAGGGGCGAAGAAAATGGTAACATACATCGAGGGGAACATTTTCAGCAGTCCCGCGCAAGTCATCGTGAACACGGTCAACACCGTTGGCGTATGGATGCCGCCCAGACGCCGGAGCATCTGAAACAGGAAGAAACCGCCGACTGGCTTCGCGCCCATGCGCGGGACATGTCCTTCGCTGGACTGTGCGGCGATTTGAAACTCGGTCAGGCAATTCTCCCCTATCAGCTGGAAAAGGACGGCGTGCATTCAGCTTTTCCTTCGCGGATACGCCCAAAAAGCGCGACTACGCCCTCAGATACAACCGGGGCAATCAACCCTTGACCTTGGAAGCCAATTTCGTTTTTGAGTGGCTGCGCGGCGGTGCGGCAGTTTCGACCAGCTTCGCCGATGTGCGGTCTGTTCGAGCAGCCGCTTTCCTCGTATGAATTGATGTGATTCACAGAAAAAGAGCCGGGACAGCCGCAGAGGATTTCTCCCTCCGCCGCCATCCCGGCTTTCCTTACGCCCCCTGATGCTCGTGCAGCGTTTCCCGAATCTCGTCAATCTGGCTGAACGCGGTCTGCACGTTGTTCTCCAACTGGAATGTCCGCTCGACGACGGAGTTGTGCTTCTCCACCTTGCGCTCCAGCTGCTCCAAGCGGTAGGACAGCAGGGCTATTGTCTTGCTGTTGGCGAAGTAGCTGCCTGCCAGCGTGCCCAGCAGGGAAATCGCGGCGACGATGATGGTGTCAAGGCTCATGCGTGTCCCTCCATGTTTTTATGATGCGGCGAAAATGTCATTCAGTTCACTGACGGCATCAGCATCAATGCACTTGTTGTAAATTCTGATGTCCATAATCGTTCCGCTTACCATGCCCCAACCGCTTTCCCAGCCGCCGATGTAGAGCGCTTTTTCTCCCGTCTCTGCCTGCGGATAAGTGAGTTTGTTGCCGTAAATCTTGCAGTTATCGAGGTAGAAAGTGTAGTCGTCCCCGTTTTTCGTAACGATAAACGTGTGATAGCCGCTATCGTACACAGTCAGCCCCATCTGTTCGACGTTGATGCCGAAACCGCCAGCGTTACTCACAGTAAGCATAGGGATACGTCCATCGTCCGCAAGAATATGCGAAAACGTACCTTCCACGGCTTCCATCGTTAAACCGCTGATTTCGCCGCCTTTGAATACCTGCGTATACGCTGCAACAGTTTCAAACTCGCTCGCCGTCACATACCCCTCCAAATCAATGCAGTTCGCGCTGATTTTGACCGCGCCCGCCGTCTGATTGATGACCGACACCACGTCGTCTTTGCTGACTTTCGTCCCCAGCGTGCCGCTCATGCCATTCATCGTCTGCTTGACGATCGTAATCTTCTGCGTGTTCTTGTCGGTCGTCTTGACATAGCTGGTCAGCGTACCATTGCCTCGATGACCTTGCCATCGCCGACGTACAGCCCGACGTGGTGGCGATCGCTGCCCTTGGTGAGGAACACCGCCGTGCCGGGCTTGAGCGGCTGACCATCGGTGCGCTTGCCGCCCTGCAATGCGCCCTTGGCGGCGGCGTACTTGCGCCACATGGTGTTGCTGCCGTGGTACATATACCCGCCCAGCTGCTTATATGCCCAGTAGAACAGCCCGGAGCAGTCCGCAACACGCCGCCCGACCCACTGCTGCCCGTAGCGTATCGTCTGCGCGCGGGTGGCGCTGTCCTGCGCACGCTGCGTGTGAATCTGCCCCGTGCCGCCCCAGATGTACCCCCACTTTTCCGCCAGCGCGCGGCGGAAGAGGGCGACCACCTCCGCTGCGCTGACCGTTTTTGATGCCATCGTCAATCACCACCGGGGTCAATTTCCGCTTTGCCGAGCTGTTTATACACCTGATTCACGCCCGTCGAGGCGAGCCCCGACACGATGCCGACCGCGAGCGCATTCAGCACGTCCTTCGCCGGGAAATCCGGGATGACGTACATGCCCACGATGCCCAGCACGCCGCCCGCCGCGCCCACGATGACCGGAATCAGCTCATCGCGGATGCTGCCGACGCTCTTGCAGAGCAGGCCAATCAGGTAGGTGATGACGACAATCGCCAGCACCGTGCCCATGGTAGAGATGTCCATGATACCACTCCTTTTCGGAATTATTGTATGAAAAAACAGCCTGCACGAGGTGTGCGGCTGCTTTTCGCGAGATGATGTTTGTCCCAAGTTTGTCCTAAGTTAAGTTGCAATTTTGCCGACCCAAAAGCCAGCAAGCGCAGGAAAATCAAGCGTTTGCAAGTTGACGGCAAGTTGCAATTGCACGCAATTCACACGCAATTATGTGCAAGTTCAGCGCATCAAAAAAGCACCTTGCAGGGGGCAGGGTGCTTAATATTCTTCCACGATTTCAAAGTCCTCCGCAGGACGAAGGCGTGCTTCCTTGCTGGCATCGATGACGTAGTAGTCGCCTGTCACAGCAGAGTGATAAGCGTCGTACACCTTGCCTTTTTCCAGCCAAGCCCCGCCCTCACTACGCAAAAAACGCACTTTCATTTCCGGCTTTTCAGGTAGCGCTTTCGCTTCTTGAATCTGACGTGCAGCAAGATCTTCATACTCTTTCAAGAGCGTTCCTTTTTCTTCTTTGCTCATTGCGGCAAGCTGGTTTCGGAACTCATAGTCAATATTATCGTTTTCCTGATACCCAAAACGCAATTTCAGCACGACTACTTCACCTCCTTGAAAACAAAGTCATAGTATTCTGACAAGTATTTCATTGCCATCAGTTGCGCTTCACGTTCATTATACCCCTCGACTTTGAAGCTGTCAACCCGCATTTCATATATCGTTCTTGCAATAGCTTCCTTTGGTGCGCTGTACTTGTAAATTGTTCCATCATGGCAAAGCACATAACCAACAGCATATCCGTTTTGTACTGATACATTGATGTCCTCAATGCTCGGCGGCATACTGCCGGGGTGGTTGTGAAACGCCACCACCTGCTCGGTTTTCGCCTTAGCCTTGCTAATAGCGCTGCGAATTTCCTGCGTGTACTCCGGCGTTCCCGGCTTGCTGCCTGTGACGGACTTCACCCACGTCTGCCTATCGCGGTTATACAGGTACAAGTCCTCGCCGTTCTGCCCGGAACGATGCTGCAGCAGTTCCTTGGCTGCTTTCAGGAACTCGCGCCGCTCTTGCGGGCTGTTCGCCATCAGGTCGAATTTGTCCGCGTATTCCCGGCTTTCTATCACCTTGGAATCCACCGCGAACGCTCGGCTTTTCGTGATTCTCTCCTGATTGTAGAATACTTTTTCGCTTTCTTCCGCCGCTTTCAGATACTTCTCCTCGAACTCCCTGAACCCCTCCGTCTTGTCCAGCCCGAAAAACTGCGCCTTGTCCTTCATGGTCTGCAACTCGTCCGCATCCAGCGCCCATTTCGCCCGCGTCAGCGCCACGCATCGGCAGTTGCAGTCCTCTTCGGGTCGCCCGAATGCGCCGGGGTATTCGGCTTTCTTGCCGTCTATCTCGAACGGTTCGCCGACTTCGCGAATTTGACCGTCAAGTACGCGGTGATCCGTGCGTGTGTTGCCATCCAGCACGGCATCCCACTGCTTCACGACTTGGCAGCCTTGACCCTTGGCGGCGTTGCGCGCGTCGTCAGCGGATTGCTGCTGAATGCGGTGTCCCTCGGTGCGGACGATGGTTTTCGCGCGTTTGAGCGGAATGCCGGAAGAAATCTGCACCTGACGGGCAATCATGTTGTAGTCGCTGCCGATGGAGATGCCGATGGAAATCTCCCGGCGGATGGTCTTCTTCAGCTTCTGCATATCCACGCCGAGTTCACCGTACAGCCGCCCGCTGAGCTTGCTGTCCGTGCGGACGGCGCGGGTGACGGCGCGATGGTCAATGGGGGCGAGAATCGGCATTCCCTGCTTGTGCAGGCTGTACATCGTGCCGACATAGCCGTGCTGATAGCTGCGCGTCAGGTATTCTTCGATGGTCTGATTGCTTTTCTTGTGCAGTTCGTCCAGCGCGGCGTTGATTTGGGCTTTCATCGCCTCCTGATAGCGCTTCTGGTAGATTTTCGATTGCGTCATTTCGTCGCTTTCGAGGATGCGAATGTGGTTGTCGATGCGCCGAATCGCCCGCTGGTACGCCTTTTCCAGTGTCTTGATGGTCTCCTGCTCATCATCCAGCATGGCTTGCAGGGCTTCCTTCTCGCTCTTGCGCATTCACATCACCCCGCGTCATCCTCTTCCGCCGGAACGTCCGCCAGCACCACGTCCGCCGCGCCGTCGTCTGATTTCGTCCGCCCGCGAATCGTCTTGTAGTCCAGTTCCAGCACGTCGCAGATGTTTTCCAGCAGCGTTTCGTCATCCAGCACGTCCGCAAGCGCCAGCAGCGTGTTCACTTGCGCCTGCTGCTTCTGCACGTCGGTCAATGCAATCTGCGCGTTGTCCAGCGCGTTCGCCATCACCTCGCGCTGGAAGTCGAAATACACGTCCTGCATCTGGTAGTCCGTGCCGCCGGATTCGTTGATTTCCGCCAAAACGATTTTCAGCAGCTTGCGCATGAACTGCTTCAAGCGGATTTCCAGCTTGTTGCACTTGAGGTCAAGCAGCGCATAGCGGCTCTTGATGACGATGTTCGTCACGTTGCCGTCGCCGACTTGCGCCGCGTTAAAGCCCATGCCGAAGCGGTAGATGTTCTTTTCGTCCAGTTCCAGCTTCGTCTGGCGCGCCTGATAGGGAATGTCAATCGTGCGGATCTCCACGTCGCCGCCGGAATCCGGGATGCCGATGTGCTTTTTCGCCCGGATGTTGGTCATCAGCTCATCGAGGTTGTCGCCCTCAAAGCCCTTGACGACGTAGAGGACTTCGTTCGCGTCCTGAATGTTGTTGGATAGCCCGCAGGACATGAGGTCGTAGTCGTCAATCAGCCCCTTGATGGTTTTGAGCCCCGAAAACTGCTTTGACCCGTTGTCCAGGCGGAAGAAGGGGATGAAGCCGAAGCCGTCAAAGTAGGTGCTTTCGTCGCCGGGCTTGCGCCAGATGGTGTGCGGGCGCGGGTTCAGCGGTGCGGAATTGTCCGGCACAATCTCGCCCTCGTTCACCTGGCAGAAGAAGTGCGTCTGCTTTTTGTCCCACACCTGAATGCGCTTGATGGCTTTGTTGTCCTTGCCGATGCGGTCGATGTACCAGTAGATGACGTACTCGCAGCCGTCGTCGGTGTCCTTTGCCCGCACTTCCACCACGCCGAGGCTGTCCGCCGCCTGAAAGCGCGTGTGGCCGTCCGCATCCTTGTAGGCGTACATGTACTCGAAGCCCTTCGCCACCGCGCCCGTGACGACCTCGTAGAGTTCAGCGGTGAAATCCTCGTCGAAATAGTCCTCCAGCGCCTTTTGAAGCTCCGGAATGTCCGACCGCACGAACGCTTCCTGCCCGGACAGCATGTACTGCGCCTCTTGGTCTACCAGCTCGGTGAAGAATGGGTGACTGATTTTGATGTTAGAGCGGTTCTTGTCCTCCTGCGGCGTGCCGTCGGCGTTGATGAAGAACAGGCGGTAATTGCGGATGTCGTGGTCGCCCTCGTAGTAACGCTGACCCTGCCGCGCAAGCTGCTTGCGGGTGGATGCGCTGTCACTGTCGATGAATGTGCGGATTTCCGCAGGGGATAACATAGGGATGCGCCTCCTTGGTGGTGAATTGAGGGTTCAAAAAAAGCACCGTGCGCGTGCAGGGTGCTTTTAGCGAATTTCTTCGATTGTCTTGATTTCTTCTGGGCGGAACTCTATCAGCTGCCCGTCTATGCTGCGGATGATGATGCTCTCTCCCTCTGGATTGTTATCTTCGGGAAACACATAATCCACCACAACGCCCGCGAACTTCTCCTGTTCGTCCGCTGTAATCAGGACTTTCTTGCCGCAATAGCTTCTGATGCTCATTCTGTTTCTATCTTTTCCAGTTCGTCTTCTTGGCAGTCGTACAGCGACCACTTGCAAGGGTAGTCTGCTGTTTCGTCCACGTTCTCTGCATCGCTTTCCACAACGAAACGCGCCGAATTGCCAGCTCCGCAAACGTCTACAATCTGCCCTGTTACGCCGTTGCGCAATATGCGAACGTGGTCGAAAAGTTCCAGCATGTCTATCACTCCCTATGCGCTGTAATTAGGCGCGGCATAGCATCTGGGCTATCCTTCGCCCAAACAGTTCGGAATCTTTTCTTCTCGCCTAACCCCAAATAAGCATACAGGCTAAAGCGGTAACTGCCATTGGGTTGCTGCTTGAAGTCGAACACCTTGCTCAAATCATAGAACGCCTCGATGTCGGATGCCAATCGCAGTGATTCCATTTCTATCGTTTGTGGGTCGGAACTGTAACCTGCGTCAAGAAACTCTTGGAAATGCTTTGTGCCGGGAAGCAGAAAGTATTTCTGAATTTTGTCTTGATGAATAACAAAACTTTTTTTACTCACATAGTTTGCTTCCATGTGCATTATACCACTTTTCGCTTGGCTTTTCAAGGTTTCTGATGCTCTGACATACTTCTCCTCAAACTCCCTGAACCCCTCCGTCTTGTCCAGCCCGAAGAACTTCGCCCTGTCCTTCATGGTCTGCAACTCGTCCGCATCCAGCGCCCACTTCGCCCTTGTCAGCGCCACGCACCGGCAGTTGCAGTCCTCTTCGGGTCGTCCGAATGCGCCGGGGTACTCTGCTTTCTTGCCGTCTATCTCGAATGGTTCGCCGACTTCGCGAATCTGCCCGTCAATACGTCCACTTTTTTCCCACAATGAACTTTTCCAGCGCGTAGCGCATGGCGTCCATCAGGTGGTTGAAGTCGTCAATCGGGCTATCGAGCATCTTGCCGAACTTGTCTTTCGCCCAGGTGTAATTGCTGATTTCGGTCAGGAAGTTTATGCAGCGCGGGTGGATGATGATTTCGAGGTTCTGAATCCACTGGATGCCGCTGCGGATGCTGTCCGCGCCTTTCGCCGCGCTGTGCACGCGCAAGCCCATGCCGCGCAGTTCGGCAATGGATTTCGGCTCTGCACCGTCGGCGGTGATGCTCACTTTGCCGTAGCCCATCGCACTGATGTGCTTGGCAATCATGTCGTTCGTCAGTCCTTTCTCGTACAGCTCATCAAAGACGTACAGGCGGCGCGCCGGAATGTCCAGCAATCCGCAGAACAGCGCCGTCGGGTCGTTGGTGAAGCCGAAGTCCAGCCCGAACACGGATTCCAGCTTGCCCGTTCGGCTGATTTCCGCCGGGTCGAACGCGGATTCCTGCCAGTGCTCGTAAATGAGCCCCTCCACAATGCCCCAGTTTCCTAAGCCCGCCACGGCGTAGCGGCGCGGGTTCGTCGCTTTCATCCGCTCAAATAGGCGTAAATCCTGCTTGTCCAGCCACTCGTTGCACTGGTAGTTTGTTGTGATGGCGAGGATGTCCGGGTCTTGCACGTCAAAAAAGCGCGCTTTCAGCCAGTGCTTCTGATTCCACGGGTTGAACGTCAGCGTGATTTGCTTGAACAGCGGCGGTGCGCATTCGCCGCGGATGGATTCATCCAGCGTGTTGAAGTCGCTCTCGTTCATGATTTCGTAGGCTTCTTCAATCCACACCCAGCACAGCACGCCGCTCTGCGCGGTGATGGAGGTCAATTTCAATGGATCATCCATGCCACGAAAGTAGATTTTCTGCCCCGTCGGCTTGTAGGTGATTTCCAGCGGGCTTTCCTTCCAGCTCCAGAATGCTTCCACCTGCAAGCGGTGAATCGCCCAGAGAAGCTGTGTGAAGCAGCTGTCGCGCAAGGTGCGGTACGTTTTGCGGATGACCAGCAGGTTTGCG